TTATCGATTGTAACAGCAGATCTCAATGGAATGTATGATTGATAATTAGAGGAAGTGGCTGTATCATACACCAATACCTTTGCTGTAGCTGTATCGATTGTTTCGTCTGGTATTACAAAGATTTGTCTTTCATTCTTCTCACCTACAAAAAATGTTTTAGTTTTTTCTATACCTTCATATACAGGAATATTAGAAGAATCATCAGATGTTTTAAATGTGTAATTACCACTACCATCATCTTTTGCAAAGTAAGATTCTAATGTTCTAAATGTATATGATACACCATCAATTGAAGATGTAAAAGTCCAACCGGCTGGTAACTGTATTTGTGGTCTACGTCCTACAACTCCTGCCATATTGACACTAATGTTTATAACTGCTTTTGATGTAGTGATTGATCTAACTTCATATCCTAATGTTTCAGCATGAGATACGATAGAAGCTCTTAGCTGTGCAGTAGGCAAGAATGATTCGTTAATTGCAAAGTTTGCTGTTAGTCCATTTAAATGTGTATTGTATGCTAAAACATCTAAAACATTATTAAGACCTGAAGCATCAAAATCGTAGTCAGCAAATTCATCCTGCTGTTTAAAATAATTTTTTAATGATTCTTTGATATTCTGAAAATCAAGATCAGACGATTTAATAACTGTTGCAGCCATTTATCTAAGCCTCGCTAATGATACATCAACTACTACAATTTCTTTTGTGTTTACAACTTGAAATTCTACTGATGCGTCTATTGAATTAAAATCTGGTTGTAGCTGAACACTGACTCTTAATAAGTGAGCTCTTGGTTCATATGTTTGTATTGCATCTGCTATAATATTCTGTACATATTCTGGATCAAAGTCAGTATCTAAATCAAACAGCGCTTCTCCTAACTGTGATCCGAAATATGGTTGAAATGGTTTTTCGCCTTGTGCAGTCATTAAAAGATTTTTTACAGCTTGTTTTACAGAAGCAGCATCTACTTTTTTATAAACGTCTCCTGCAGGTTTCGGACTAAACGTTAAATCCAAATCCTTATAATTACGAGCTCTAGAACTAATTATCGATGTATTAAGATTATTATCTTCTACCGAAAACGCTTTAGCCATTTAATCCTCTAATGTTGTTATTCCTATTTATATAGTTTATGCAGATGGTTCTGATATTTCTACCAATTCACCGTTCGTTTGTGTGTAATTATTAAATCTTGTTTCAATCTCATTTCGATATCTCATATTCCAATCCGCATTTACAGCAGGCATTTGTATAATGATTTGAGCATTTAAGCTATCATCAGGATTATATGAATCATAATCGAGTATCATTCGATCAAAGTTAACATAGTCTTTGCAGTATAGTGCTAAGTCAAACGTTTTCTCTATATCAATCAATCCATTTCTGTCTCTTAGTTCGTATACAACTACCTGACCTCGTGATGCTAATAGGTTAAGACTATTTGGATCTAGTGTTTCATCAGGTCGTTTCTTATATAAGCCTTCAGTTACAATTAGACGATGACTGTTTAATTCTTCTAAATACTGTTGAGCTGAATTCATAAACTCAGCATGAGCGTATAAGTTACGTGCTATTTTTACTCGTTCAACATCATCTGTAATATGTTCTAATGTATTAGGATCTCCATAACCACCTAAGAATTTTGCCAATGATATGCCAGCTGCTAGTTTTGTATGACCATTTATTACTTTATACTTTTGATATTGCAACTCAGGATTGTAGGCTTGATTAGGAATAAGTGTACGAACTACAATAGTATTTGCTTCAGTAGCAATCTTTTCTAGTTTCATATCTTCATTGCCAAGTAACTTACCAGCTGGAATTTTACCTGTACCATCACGATTAAATATTAATCCTATCTCAAACTTTTCAGGTTTTTGTTGAATATAACTAGCAGATAAAACCTTTTCAGCTATAGCTCTACCAATAAACGTTTTATTTCTTGCAGTGTTCGGATCTCGTAATCTTGACCTGACCATTTCAGTTGTAAGAGGATACTTTGATATTCCACCATAATGTGATGTCTTATCAATTGTATTTTTCATTACATCACCAGGATCTACAGTAACAGTTCTTACACCTTTGTCTGATTGATTTAAGTATTGATCCATTGTAGTTGAACTTGGACCAGGAGGTGTCATTCTATTGTCAGTGTCTGTTGGAGTATTGTCTGCAGTATAACCTTGTGCAGAACCTGTGTTACCAGCACTACCATCATGTGTATCCGGATCTGAATAGTTCTGAGAGTTTGTAACGTCTGATGTAATTGACCTGACTGCTGTACCTTGAAGATCGCCATGAAATACTGGACCTGTAACACCTTCAGTAAACGTTGCAGATGTTCCATAGTAATTCTTTCCATAGTGAATTACATTGTCACCACCTATCGCACCTGTAGTAGCGATCGCAGTTAAATCATTTGCAGCAATGTTTATATCAGGAGATGTAAAGTTCATTGCATTCTTTGCTGTCATAATTGCATCATCACCTATGTAATGTGCATGCTTACCAGCAATACGATCGGTATTATTACCTTTCACAATTTTATTATAATCTGACAAATATGTTTCTGTATTGGAACCTGTAACAAACGTAGAAGAATTACCTGATACTGTTTCTAATTTGTTTTCATATACCTTTGTATTTGATCCACCATGTATCTCTTCGTTCTTGTCACCTTGTACTCTTAAGTTGTAGTCACCACCAACTTCCATATCCAAATCTCCGGATACGTGTAGTTTTAGGTTACCCATATAATGTACATCACCATCACCTTCAATAATTACTTTTTGGTCTCCACCTGTAATATGAATAGTATTTTTTCTAGAAGAAACGATTATAGTTCCATCAGGTCTCATCTCTACACCTGATCCAGTTTTATGTCTCCATAACAATCGTTCATTGTTTGGTGTATCGTCTACTTCAGTTATATGTCCTGATATAGATTCTTTTACCTGATTGAGTGGATATTCCGAATGATCGTTTTCTTTTAAATCTAAATTTAAATCTGTAGTTCCGCCACCGATATACAATTCATTTGTATGTACACCTCTTGCAGCTTTATTTAAAGAAGAAGAGTTTCCATATCCTACACTAGGAAAGTTATTACTAGGATCTTTGTAACCTTCTCTAGATTGATTCTTACTCTTTAACGTTTTTTCAATATCATCAGACATAGCGTAATCCTTTATTAGCTGCTGCTAATTTATTCTTTAGGTTTGCCATTAGCTTTGTATCATGTTCATTATCTAACGTTTCAACTTGTTTGTTAGATATTCCTGACCCGTCTTTCTTTACAGACTCATATGACTTCTCTGCTTTCTGTCTAAGCAAATCAATAGTGTCTTGGTTATCATTAAACCAGGTTTCGGAAGTTGCAGCATAATCAACGTTCATATCTAGTTGTGTTATAATTGCATTAGGATCTGGTCTTTTGTTATGCTCTGATTGAGGAGTTGCAATAGTGTCAGGCTGTAAGTCAGCTAATTGTTTTGCCGTTGGTATAACTGCAACTGGTATTTCATTATTAACAGAAGCCTTACCAAACTTACGTAACACATATGGACGAACACTAAAACCAGGAGCTGTAGTTGCTAATTCAGGTAGTAAGTCATTTGCACCTAAGATCTCGCCACCAGGAAATACTTTAATAAAAGTTTTAATTATCTCATCTAAAGATTCTAATTGCCTATGTGGTCGACCAGTAGTTGCACTTGCATTTAATGTTATATGTATGCAGTGATTGTATATGTCTTGTCTTACAGGATACTTAAGTGCTTTAATTGGATTCTTAGGTGGTACAGCTCTTTTTATCTTACCACTTTGGTGAACATACATATGAGTTTGTATACCATAATCATTTGGTTTTGCGTTAACAACGTTTATGCCATATTCTTTTGTATGTAATTCACCGATCGATCTATGTATCTCATCAATTGTATAGTTATCATAACCAAATGGTAAGTTAGTCCAATCGATAATTAAACTTGTAATTTCTCGTTGATTGGATGCAAATCTCATTTCAGCTTCAATATGATCGGTTGAGCTCAATGTTTGAAACTCGTAAGTACCTCCAATTTGTGTACCTCTACTATTTACGCCTGCCCATTTGGAATCTTCTAAACCAGCTGTGTATAGATTCTTTTTACTTGGTTTAGTAGAAACTAAGTCAGCAACATTTGTATGACCATTATCATTTACAACCGGAGGTGGTGTAACCTTTTCACCTGAAGCATTTACTAATTGTACACCTTCTGGTAAAAACGCTGTAGTGCCGTCAAGTGATTTAAATCCTGGCTGATTAAAACTAAGAGAAACAAGTTGAGATAGTATGTTACTTATACCAGAACCAATAGATCCAAATAGGTTTGAACTACCAAATGGATTACCTAGCTCATTGGATACTTTTCTAGATGCTTTAACTGTTTCCTCACCTAATACATTACCGACTCCACCAGCTTGTTCTTCCTCTACTGCTTTCTTTACTTCTTCTTCAATAGGTGCACCAGTTTTTACAATGGCAGCAACTTTATTTTCTTGTACATCTAATCCTTGTACTAAAGCAGCATTCATTCCTGCCACATTGCCTTGTGCAATAATCTCATCTAGTTTTGGCGCAGAAATACTTGTGCTTCCAGTTAAACTGCCAATATCACTTGTGGCTGTATTATTTTTCTTTACGGTTTGACCAGGAATTGTTTCAGTTACTGCTGCTGCAATTGGCTCATCTTTTACAGGTTTACTTCCAGTCGTAGTTGATATTGTTTCAAACGATTCATTTGCTTTTTTACCAACATCCGTTGCAGTAGAACCTTCGGCTGCAATTCTTTTCTTTACCGCTTCAGCTGCGGCAGTTGTATATTCTGCAGATGCAATAGAACGTTCTTTATTTTTATTTTTAATTGCAGTACTATCAACAACACCAGCCTGATAAAATCTACGTTGGCCTTCTCTAAATGCAGTTACAATAGGCTTTGGAGGATTACCAGTTCCACCTTCTCCCCAAAGTTCACCGCCTTTTGCTTCGCCCCATAAATCTACGTGCACGCCTGTTCCACCCATGTAGCGTGGATGAGCACCAATACCTTTTGCGCCGGCTGCAGCTAATTCTGTAATGAACTTATTCATCACAGGATCTCTACCATCTGTTTTTAATTGTTTACCAGTTCCATCATATACATATATGTCAGCTGCGTAACCAGCATCATGACGTGTACTACCAGTTCTTCGCGTACCATGACCTTCAATGTCTTGGCCACCACTAAATATTTCTACTTTAACACCTGCTGCTTTTGCTGCTGTTTCTAATACTACAAACAGCTCTCTTTGAATTTGCCTGTTACGTGTTTGTCCTTGAATAAAGCTAGCGTAATATACATCTCCGTCACCGCCACCATTTGCATACTCTACTTGGTTTTGATCTTGTACATAATAACCATTAGGATCTATAAGCTGTGTACCTTGCTTTTGAGTAGTAGATTCTCTCTTAGGTATTGAACCTAAGATCAAAGGCATTTGAGAATTTTTACCATCAAGAAAAATACCAAAGACTTGTGCTGAAGGTTTTAGTCCTACAGTTCCACCATAACCAGAAGCACCAGCTTCTGTACTTGGTAAAATAACAGACGCATATGGTAAATCATCTGGTGCACAATCTTCAGGATTTTCAGGATGTACTCCATAGATTCTAACTTTGACTCTACCTAATCTTTCCGGATCATCATCTACTCTTATAACAGTACCTATGAACCATCTGGTTTCATCACCATAATAATCGTTATATGTTGTTGGAGTACTCATACAACACCTCCACTAGGACTATACGTATCATTTTGATAATTTGCTATTTTAGCACAAAGTAAAACCATTTCAGAAGCATTTGCTTTATCGAATTTTAAAATGTAATTAGTAGCACAAATTAAATAATCACCTGATTGTTTTCTATCAATTTTCATTTTAGTAGGTGATTCCTCTTTAGCTCTTACAATAACTCTTACGCTATTACCTACACCATAGTCTTCTAATCCATGAATAAACGCATCACCTCTTACTACTAATTTTATAGGAGTTTTATCTAATAAATGTTGTAAAGCCTTAGACTTAATTTTATTTTTATTACCACCTTCAACATATTCTTCATCATATCCTTTTACTTCTTTATATGGTTTAGATATGCTAACATGTGATTGTTTACGAGCTGCATAGTTTGATATTTCTACATCTTCAAATTTTAAGTTACCATCAATAGTAGGTCGCTTTTGCTTATCATTTAATAAATGTATATCAGCTATAACATCATTGTTAATGTTAAAATTTATTTCTTCATAATCTCCAGTTGTGACATCATAATATTGTTGTATAGATCCAACTACACCTGACCTGACCATTGAATATAAATCATCTACCTCAGCCTGATCCATGTCTTCAATGACCATTTCTCTTTGCGTAGTTATAGCTGAACTAGAAGCTTGGTTATTTGTAAATGGATTATTAACATTTATAACTTTAGAAGACAGTAATGTTTCCAAGTCTGCAAAAATATACTTATCATCTATTGCAGTTTTATATAAGTAATATGGATATCCGTTTGGATTAGTAGCTCTATTTCTAATCCACTCTGCTGCTTGTAAAGGAGTCATGTTTGGAACAATAACCCTCATTTTATTTGCAGAGTTAAATTGCGCAGATGTTTGTAAATCATCTCTACCTAAATATTCTGTCAACAGTGTATGAATAATTTGATATGGTTGGCCTTCCATAAGTTTATTAACGTTTGTTAGACCAGATTTATAAACACCTTCATCGATTAATCTAAATAATACTACCTGCGTAAATTCATTTGCTCTTGCTATCTTTTCGATTCTTTGTATAACAAATCGTTGTGTGATAGTTCGAACACCTAATTTACCAGTGTTTCTTTTATATTTGATTTCAAATATTTCAGCACCCTGAATATCTAGTAAACCTTCAACCACTCTTTCATTATCAACTATTGCTACATATCCAGTCACAAAAGGTTTACCTATATTCTCATAGAATATAAGTTCAGACAATACTGATTCAACGTTAATTGGAACGTTTCTAGAACTTTTTATAGTTGCTGATATAACAGAAAAGGCAGAAGACTGTTCACTGCCTGTAGCTTGTTCGTTGCTCATGATTTCAATGCTTCTATGTAGTTTCCAACAATACTTTGAATTGCATCAGGCCTAATGACTCTGATCTGTTTTAATTTATCATTCTCTCTAATGTAATGATCATATTGAGTTACCTCAGTTAGTAATGCACCGCCTGTACCACTAAGAGGATCTATATCTACTTGATCGCCATTACCATCCTCATAATATCTTGGCGCTAGATATTCATGCCCTGTAGATTTAACTGTGATAGAACTAGTGATACCTTCGTATGCTGTGTGCGATACCTTTTCATCTTTCTGAAAATGATCTTTTGAATCTACTATGACTAATCCTAGATCTAAATGCCGTCTTAATATAAATCCACCGCCTGATGATTGAGAACCAAAAGCTCTTTGTCCTGGTAACATAATGCCAGTTAAGTCATCAACTGTTCGTATAAACTTATGAGGAAAATCGCGTTTTACTTTCTTATCAAGTTCTAACATAGACAATGGCCAACCTTGTTTACGAAGATGATCGTTCATAATATAAAATGTCCAGTGATAGTTAGGTGTACCATATATTTTCTGTGATACTTGATCAGGTCTGTCATTTTCTAATACGTTGTATAGACTATAGTATGGCGCAACATCCTTAATATCATCTATTAAGTCAACATATGATGTTATATCTTGGAATAATTCGAGTGTAAGTTCTGCACCACCTTTTTTATTAAATTCATCTCCAAACGCATAGGCTACTTTTGAAAAGTTATTAAAAAAATCTGACATTAGTGTCCCTCCGACTCAATATCTTGCCTATTAAGAGCACGAAATTCTTGGAATGTTAGAGATAATTGAACATGCGTAGGTTTGCCGTCAGCGTGGAATGACATACTTCCAGGGTTGTAAGTAGTGTTAACATCTCTTAAGTAAGATAACAAAGGTTGAGGCATATCAATATCACCTCCATTTCCAAACTTAAAACGTATTTCAAATAAATCTGGAAATTCATAACCTAATGGTAGACCTGCTTTGTTTACAGCATCATCAGGAATAGCTCTTGGATACATGGTCGTTCTAAACTTCTTAACTATCCTTTGTACCATACTAGCTTCTTCTTTAGAACTAGCATAAAAGTCATAAGTAAATTGAAAGTTTCTTACAGTAACTCCAGTGAATATAGATCGAGTGTTTGGATTTACTTTTACTTGTAAGCCTATAGCCAAAGCACCTTGAGCTCCAGCCGGTGTTAGTGCGGATACCATACTTGCAGCTCTAGCTGCGGCTAATCTTGCTGCTTCTCCGTCAAGGTTACCCATGTTAAAAAGAGAATAAAGAGACTTACCAGTTTCTTGTGCTCCAGCTTTTACTGCTTCTAAAATGTCTTGACCTCTATTTAATGCAGTTAATCCAGCTGCCCCAGCCAAACCTAGACCAACTTGATCATATTGTATATTATCGTGTATTTGAACTGATTGAGGAAAATATAATCTAATAGGTTTACCCGGTCTATAAGTTGTAGTAAATCCTAATAGTCCTCGTTGAACATTTCCAGCATTGATCGCATCTTGTGTAGCTTTATCTGCATCATAGCCAGCAGACAACAGTTGTTTTTCGTATTGACTTAACTGCCTCGCCCCACTACCTGTGTCGTCAATAGGTTCTGCATCGCCTGTGATTGAGCCCGCACCATTTAATTTATCTGGCACAGTTGCTTTATATTCATTGATAAGAGTATTAGCAGCTGAGATTGAAGCAGGCAAAACCTTTTTAGCTCTATACTGTATGTAGGCTGGATAATTTTGGTCGATTGGATAACGATAATCTGAAGGATCAACAGTTGATCTTCCTACATTGTATGGTAAATCCGGTGTACCAAATACTGAACTAAAAATACTTAATATATCTACCATGCTCTTTCCTTAATAAATATAAATTTATAATCCTATTTATAACGTAATCATGGCATACTCTGGTAGATACAAAGTAAAGAACCTTAAGAAATATAAAGGTGATCCGGATAAAGTAACTTATAGATCTCATTGGGAGAAGCTATGCTTTATGTGGTGCGAAAACAATACTAAAGTAAAGCAATGGTCTTCCGAAGAAACCGTTGTGCCATATCGTTGGGATGTCGATAAAAAGATGCACAGATATTTTGTGGATCTAAAGATTACCTTTGAGAATGGCAATACTATTCTGGTAGAAATAAAACCAGAAAAAGAAACAGAACTTCCTAAGAATCCAAATAAATCTAAACGATACATAGGCGAAGCTATGACCTATGTAAAGAATATGAATAAATGGGAAGCAGCCAACGAATATGCGAAGGACAGGGGTTGGGAGTTCCAGATATGGACGGAGAACACCTTAAAATCTATGGGTATAATGAAAGACTTTAAAAAAATGAAACCACTAAAACCTTTGAAGCCATACCGCAAAAAGCGTAAAAAATAGTTATAAATAGAAGCATGAGTAACTTATTTGCAAAAGTAGAAAGAGACGCGTTCCGTGCTGGTATCAATCCGCGGACTGCTCAATCTCGTGATTGGTTCCGTAGAAAACTATCACAGATGAGAACAGTGAATCGTAATGACTTAATGAAGTCCGAAGAATTAACACTAGTCAATAAACAGAATCCACTTATTGGATCTATGAATATGTTTTTCTATGATGCTAAGCATAAAGAAACGTTACCTTACTACGATAAGTTTCCATTGTCGGTTATTATAGGACCAGCCAAAGAAGGGTTTATGGGATTGAACCTACACTATCTTCCTCCAGTTTTACGAGCAAAGATGTTAGACAATCTTATGGATATTACAAATAATAAAAAGTATGATGAAACTACTCGATTCGAAATATCCTATAAGCTTTTAACCGCAACCGCCAAGATTAAATTTTACAAACCATGTTTAAAACATTATTTGTTTAGACATGTAAAAAGTAGATTAGCTAGAGTACCTGCACCTGAATGGGAGATTGCAACATTCCTTCCAACTGCTGATTGGCAGAAGGGTTCAGCCAGTACTGTATACAAAGATTCTAGAAGGATGATGTAATGAGCGTAGATCAGTTAAAGAGTTTAGCCTCTGCTAAATTAGGATTCGCCAGGCAAAACGCGTTCCTTGTAGAAATGCCTAGTGGCTTTGGTGGCAGAAGCCTTTTAAGTAGAATAGCAACTCTTGGCGCTAATGAATTAAATTTATTATGTTCGAACGTGACTATGCCAGGAAAACAAATACTAACTAATGATCGTAGGATTGGTATGGAGTTTTCAAAGGTTGCTTATGGTTATGCTGTTGACGATGTAACCATGACGTTCTATGCATTAAACGATTACGGAATTAAGAAATACTTAGATAATTGGACAAGTACTATACTAGACGAAGAGAATCAAACTGTGGCTTATAAGAATGAGTATCAGCGTGACATTCGTATTCACCAGTTAAGGAAACCAATTATTAATAAAAAAATTAGTGGAGGTTTACTGAACGTTAATTTAGGAATAGGTGGAGGCTCTGTATATTCAGTACAGTTGATCGATGCATTTCCTACAACAGTAAGTTCTATTGATTTAAATAACGAATTAGATGGACTAGTGCAAGTGACTGCACAGTTCTCTTATACAAGATGGAAAGCGATTAATGACAACCAAGGTTTATTTAAACTAAGTGGGTCTATAGGTTAGGAGTAAATTATGGCATTGCCAAAACTGAATGATATGCCGAAGTATTCGGTAACTATACCATCATTAAATAAAGAAATAAGAATACGACCATTTGTAGTAAAAGAAGAAAAGGTTCTATTGATTGCAATGGAATCTCAGGATCCTAAACAAATTGCATCAGCAATATTAGACACAATAGTATCCTGCTCTGATACACCTATTGAAACAAAGCGATTAACTGCATATGATGTTGAATATATTTTTATGCAGATAAGAGCTAGATCTGTAGGTGAAAGCGCAGATGTTAGATTGAAATGTCAGAGTTGTGATGAAGCAAGTCAGGTTAAAATTAATATTGATGATATAAAAATTAATAATAAAATACCTGAACCAAAAATTAAATTATCTGACTCTATAACAATAATGATGAAACAACCTTCATATATGCAAATAGCAAATAATGAAAAGATATTAGGTGAAGATGTTACATTAATGGACAGGCTTTTTAGTCTTGTTATTGAATGTGTTGATTGCGTTATGACTAATGATGAAAGAATTAGTTTTAAAGATGTAACAGTGGAAGAAGCAACTGAATTTTTAGAATCAATGACAAGTGATCAATTTACAAAAATTCGTGAATTTATGGAACAACAGCCCACTCTAAAACATGATGTTAAATTTGCGTGTGAACATTGTGGAGCAAATAATAAGGTGACATTGGAGGGTCTCCAAGATTTTTTCTAGTTTGTCTATCTCATACCAGTTTGATGGTGCACTACAAAACTAATTTTGATTTAATGCAACACCACAAATATTCTTTAAATGAGATAGACACAATGATACCATGGGAAAAACAAGTTTATGTTAATATGCTAATTGATTTTATAAAAGAAGAAGAAATGAGACTACAAACTCAAGGAAGATAAAATGGCAGAAGCAACTTTAAACGACGTCATTAAGGTTTTAAAACAAAACGACTTGAACGATGGGCAAGACGCAGACCGGCAGTATGCTAAGTCGGAAGCTGTACACTCTGAGTTAAAAGAGCTCAACAAAATGCTTAGCACTTATTT